ATCGCACGCCGCAACTTCATGGCCTGCTGAATCTTCTGGTAGTCAGTGAGATTCGCTGATGCAGGAGGAACCCGCATCGGCCTGAAGCCGCTGTAGAGAGGCCCACTGAGTGTGGGGGTGATTGCGACACCGGAAGGTGTACGGGAAGACCGTCCTACCGGGGTAGCAGCCCTGGTTGGGGTGATGGGGGCTGCTGCTGTGCCCACACCACCCTCGCTAGGGGTTGAAGCACCCATTGCCCCTGGCGGGGCTTCCTCTTCCTGTTTCTTAGCAGGGGCAGGATAACGGGCAAGACGAGCAAGAGAAGCAGCATTGCTGTAGTTCTCAGTAGATGCACGACGCTTACCAGTATTGAGCAACTTCTTGTCAGTCTGGTTCTTGAAGCCTTCGACCTCAGGATTCCAGTAGCCCTCGTACACCTTGTCACCGCGCAAGGAGTTGGGCTTGACATAAGCCCTGTCCGTTGCCTTGACCGAATCACCAGTCGGAGGAGTCCAGCGCACGTTGGAGATGTAGTAGGGGAACTGCTCTTTCAGCGCCTTGAGAGCGTTGTAGTAACCCTCGCCATTCAACTTCAGAGGACGAAGATCGGAAGAGTACTCACGCTTCTTCTTCTCCAAGTAACGGCTGTAGTTGTCAGCAGCGCCCATAGCAGTGATCAGTTGATCGTTGGTGTCGATCTTCTGCCCAGTCTTGATGCTGATTTCAGCCTTCAACTGGTCAACGCCCAAAGACTCACCCATAGGATCAGTGAAGTCATCACCCTGGTTGAGAACGAACTCATCAGTCCACTCATCAATGGTGGCTTGTGAGGGCTGCGGGTCTTCCTGTTCAGCGGCAATCAACTCGCTGTAACGAGCAGAACGCTCCTTGATCGCATCACCGTAGTCGCCAGGAACTTCAGCCTTAGCCTGCTCCCGCAACTCGTACTTACGATCAGCAGGGATATCGTTCAGGCGTGCCTTCTCAGCGTCCAGGCTGTCCAGCAACTTCTCGTAGCGGCCCTTCATCCGGCCAGCCTTGTTGTTCAGGCGACGAGCACCACGGAACGACGGGTCGAACTCAATAGTGAAAATACCGGAGTGGGAGACAACCGTAGTAGCCCGAGTACCACTCATCAGACCCGCGTAGAGGTCTTCCGAGGTAGGACCACCGAGAGTACGAGTACGCAGGTACTCTCCACCCTTAGCCTTGCCCAACTTGCGAAGGTTGAACGGCAGGTAATGGTCATCACCATATCCAACAGCCTGAGTGACGGGACGACCAGCACGGTCGAACACCACACCCTCGGAAGGAGCCATAGCGCCAGAGTTGGTCTGAAGGTCCAGCAACTTCACATCAGGAAGACGGTTCTGCCAGTACTTCAGGAACGCGCTAGGCTCAGCAACCTCAACGTCCTGACCGAACTCATTCACTGTCGTGATGCGAGGAACCATCATGTCATCGCGAGCCTCGTTCAGACGCTCGTAGACATCAGTATCAGTCTTTGGCTTACCAATGGACTCTGAGATAGACCTCAACATGTCCTTGTCGATGTCTTTCTCAGTGCCACGGTAACGGTAGGCAGCACGACGAATCCCAGGACCAAAGACGTTCTCAGCCTCAGGACCGAAGTCGCCAATCATCTTGCCAGCAGCAATAGCGGCCTTAGCCTTCAGACCAACATCAAGGCCCATCTCTTCAGCAGTCCAAGCGACGTTACTGATGTGCCTCATACTGCGAGTAGCGCCAGACTCACCCATTGCAACGCCATTGTCATCGCGACGCTGCTGGTATCCGACTAGACCAGAGCCAGCAGCAGCAACAGGATCAACATAGCCAGCAGCGTAAGGAGACTCATTCTGGTCGTTGTACCAGTTGATTTCCTTGACTTCGTTGTCACCGTAGAAGTCGATAGGGTCAATGATGCTGTCAGGATTATCGCCAACACTGACTCGGTTGACGTTCTCCTTGCCATTCTTACGAGTCTTGACTTCCGCCCACGCAGGCTTCTGATCAAACTGCCCAAGAGCGTTGGCAATCTCGTCATACGCCTGCTGGTACTGACCAAGGTTACGCATCCCATTCGGGGAAGCGAGAACAGCGAACTGCTCTTTCTTGTTAGCACCATCAGTGAATGAGCGGTGAGTCTCACGGGCAGGACCAGCAACAGCAGAGTTGATAGTGGTCTTACCCATTGCCGTGAAGCGTCCACCTGGGCCACGGGTCTGACGACCAGCATTACGGCTACGCTCTTCAGTCGTGTACTCGTCAGCCTTCATGATCAGATCGACGGCAGCAACAGCAGCATCAACAGCATCATCAGTCATCGACTTGTTGATGATGCCCTTCTTGATGGACTCCTTGACGACCTTCAGACGCTCGCCAACATTCTTCTGAATGTGTGCGTCAATGACATCGCCGTACTCGTCCATGCACTTAGATACAGTGTCAGACATGAACATGGACAGCAGCATGTCTGCTTCGTCCTTGTCAGTGTCCATGTACCACTGGTAGGTGGAGACAGCAGCATCTAGATTGAAGTCGTCGGCAAGGTTGTCTCCGAAGAAGGACTTGCTGAACGGTTCAAGCCTCATTTGGACTTCTCCTTCTTCTCGGGCTTTGGAGCCTGCGGCTTGGGAGCCTTCATCTGCTTCAGTTTCTCCTGATGCAGTTCTTCCTTGTGCTTGAGTTCCTGCTCCTTGGAGGCCGACTCATAGTCAGGGCGACTGACAGATGCTTGGTGTAGTTCTTCCTTGTGCCGCATGTCCTGCTCTCCTTGAGCGTTCTGCACGGCATTAGGATCGCCTTCTTGCGGAGGCGCTTGCAACTCATCGACTTGCTGGTTGAGGCCAAGAGCCTGCTGATGGGCACCCATCTCTTGCTGCTGCATACTCATGCGCTGCTGTTCCATCTGCATTGCACCCTGCTCAGCCTGCTGCTTCAGTTGGATCGCCTGCAACTTCTGCTGAGCGATAGCCATAACGTCGGCTTGCTTCTTCTGAGTTTCACGGACCTGCTCGCTGGACTCATCCATCTCAGGCAGACGGGCAGCCTTGCGAATGAACTTCTCCAACTCAGGATCGGGGAACCACTGCACGCCAGCCTGAGCCATTTGACCCATGAAGGACGACAACTGGTTCAAGTCAGGCGGATCAACGTCGCCAGGAACAAACTGTGGTAGTTCTTCCAGCCGCATACCATTCACCGCAAAGAGTCGTGGAACCGCATAACGGTTGAGCACATCTGCAATCGCTTGCGATACAGAGTTAATAGACGCGCGGAACAGGCCAGTCTTGTCCGTGTGCAGTGCATACGATCCTGTCCCTTCGTGACCCACCATGATGAAGTCAGCAAGAACAGTCATCAGGATTCGCTGCTCGTAACGCTGGATGATCGCGTTGGTGTCGAATGATCGTGATCCACCACTGTTCAACAGAGTGAAGTCGAACAAGGGCTGCTTGGTGTCTTGGTCATACTGAGTGGGGATGACGATGCCTTCTTGCTCATCCCTACGCACAGAACGCACCATCTTGCGGAACGCTTCAACCATCTTGTGCTTGTCAGTGCCTTTAGCGGCAGACAGATAGTCGTGAGGAACTTTGGCGACAGGCAGACCAGCAAGGTCGCGCTCTACACCAATACCCTCAATCTCTTCCAGACGCTTCTTGTAATACCAGGGTCGGTAAGCGTTGCGAAGGAAAGAACGCCCCTCGGGGTTGTTCTTGATCGTGGAGACACGGAAGAGCAGGCTCTTGTCGATAGGTAGGAAGGTTGTCTCGTACTTGGGTGGAGCCAACTGAATGAAGCCCTTGACCCCACCAGTGTCATCGAACACCCACCGTTGCAGAGTCTCCTGGGAGCGGATAGGGATTTTCCTCCACCCGATCTTCCCGTCAGAGTAACGAGAGCGCTTACGTGGGTCTTTCTCCCACGGTCCCATACGCTTCTTGTAGATGACTTCGTGGTAAGCCCAACCGTAGGGCAGCATCGTCAATACTTCTGAGATGAACTCATCCCACGTATGAGACATGTCTTCCATGCACGACTCAAGGAACTCAGCAGCCTGCTTGTCCTCAGGTTTGTGTGAGGCAGGCTCTACACGCCAGTCCAACTGACGCAGAAGACGGTCAACAGCGAAGAGGAGAGAACCAACAATAGGGTCGTTCTCTGACATCTCACGGAAGACTTGGACAGCCTTACGTCCCCTGAGGGCAGGTAGGAACTCTTCGTTGACGTATCCGGCAGACCTTTTCAGACCCGTCGTGCCCAGTTCAATCATGGGGCTGGCGTTACGACGGACGTTACCTAGGGTGAGGTCGTCGCCGCCTTCAAGGTCTGATGCCATATGTTCAGTCTCCCACGTTTGTCAAAGTTCTTATGAAGGCCACTGTATCTAACTTACCTAGGCCAGACTTGCCCCGATGTAGGCGCGCTTGACCCCTTGGCAGGCATAGAACGAGGATAGGTAACGAACGTATATGGAAGGTTCTCTTGAACAACAACATTCCAGTCGTCATCTACGATGAGAGCATATCTGTCTGACACTTGAGTAGAAGACAGAACAGTAGGGTGAATAGCGAGATGTTGCCAGTTGGAACTGACTGCTGATACACCGCCATTAGATATTTTGATGTCTGCTAGGTCTGCTGGGTGCGTCTGCGTACTTGGTCCACCTACAAGAGCACCATTCTTATACAACCGAGAACTTCCTGAGTTGTCCTGCGTGAACACCCAGTATGCCCAAGTGTTGATGACAAGCGCACTGGAGAGAGTAATCTTTCCCGTGACACTTGTTCCTACGCCAACCTGCGCGAGAGTGCCAGTCTGAATGAACTCGAAAGCGCCTAGACCAGAACCAGAGAACAAGCGCGGACCATTAATGGTCAATGCTCCTGTTGGCTTCATCCAGAACTCAACAGAGAAGCCAGTTCCGTTGTTGGTGTTCAACGATCCCGTGTAACCAAGATACGAAGCGGCAGTCTTAGTCGTGGGAATCTCAAAGCATGACTGACCGCGTGACTGTGACGGACTTGAGATAGCCCATGTCCCGCCTGTGTCTACAGACCCATCAAGAGCGTTACCTGATGAGTCAGCGGCAGTTGTTCCCGTTGTCTCTATTAGCGGCCAGTACAGAAGAGGACCGTCTGCTACTACATCATCAATGTAATCCTGTATAGACGGCATATCACTCCCACAGTGCAGCAAGCATGTGGCTACCATTAGTAGGGTCTACCGAGCACCCTGCAATTCCTGTAGGTAGCCACGTTCTTACTGCGCCTGTTACTTCAGCAGTAAACGGCGCATCAATCTGAATATCACCAGACATGTATGTAGCGGTAGCGCCAAGACTTCCGACCGCAGGAAACTTAGTAAGGTGTCTCCACAGTTCTGTTTCTGTCGCACTTCCGCTCTGCGTGGTATTGAACGGGGTCAAGCAGTAATACTGGCTAGGACCAAAGAGAGTCGAAAACTCCCTGTTGAATGCCATAACTCTGAACGGCATACCTGCGTCTGGACTTTGGTAGAAAAGAGCGAAGTTGCCTCCATTGACAACAGCGCCGTTTACATCATGCTCACGCTGAATACAGAAGAACGGAGTGGATTGATAGTTGACAGCAACAGTCCAAGAACTTCTTCCGTTGTAAAACCACGAATAGCCTTCTCCACCAGAGCCGCAGTTAATTCCTGTTGCGTTAGAGGTTCCTGACGTAGAAGAAGTGCCGAGAAGCATTGTGCCACTTTGTGTATAACCAGTTAGTGAGCCAGTTCCATTGGTGGCATAACCGATTTGCCAACTCCATGTCATTCTTGCGCTGGAAACACCTTGTCCCCAGCCAAATCGGATGTAAATGGGATAAGTAGAGTGCAGGCTGTCATCCAGATACCAGATTTGGTAACCAGCCACCGTGCTGGCGACTCCAGGCCATGTAACAGTGGTTTCGTCCAGCATTCCTGTATCTGATGCTTTGGTCAGACCAATGCTACCGAACATCGTCACGCAGTCTTGAATCCAGTTACGGAACGAAGTAGTCGTAGCGGCACTAGGCAAGTTGGCCGCGTTCTTTCGGTAGGTAGTCACTACATCACCATCAATTCTAGGAACTTAACTGTCAGGGTAACGCTCTGTGTAGACCCATACGAATGATCAAAACGGACAGGAACAGTAGAAGTCTCATCTGTTGTGTAGCCGTTTGGGACAGGTGCCATGTGAAGCGTACCGTTGATTGTCACTACTTCCAGAAAGATTCCAGACGCGGTGTTAGGTGATATGCCCAAGATACGTCCTGCATCTGCGGTTCTTGCTGTCGTGTCTGAGTAGATTCTCACGCGGATATCGGCAATGTCGCATTCAACAGAGAGAATCTGATAGTTGGGATACAGAGTGATGTCAGTGCTGAGTCCTGCCGCAGTAACGGACCCAGTAAAGACTTCAGTGTTCCTGACGGCGACGACACCATCAGCGCCGTTAGTTCCGTTTGAGCCAGCAGCACCAGTTGCCCCGGTTGCCCCG